ATTTGAGGAGATTACCTATGGGTTTAGATCAATTTGCCTATAGCGTCGATGCAAAAGGAAAAAGAGAAGAAATAGCTTATTGGCGAAAGCACCCAAATTTGCAAGGTTGGATGGAAGCTTTATGGATTGAAAAAGGCTATCCGTACGTTATTCTTCCGAACGACCCAACTGCTGTATACAACAACACGCCCCTGCCAGCGAACGCCGCTGTTGTTATGTTTGAGCCGAACACGGCAACCAAAAACTTACGCGTCTATGAGTCAGACGAAAACGACGGCGCAAATTTCATTGTGGCAGAACTCCCAGACGGAGAAGCACTAGCCGCCGCGCAGGAGAAAGAAAAACAGGATCGCGTTTTTAACACAGTTCCTTTAGAACTAACAGCAGCGGATTTAGACAAGCTAGAAACCGCAATAAACAGCAACGAATTGCCGGAAACAGAGGGTTTCTTTTTCGGCAGCAACGCAGACGATGAATATAAACAAGATGACTTAGACTTTATTGACACCGCACGCACAGCCCTCAAAACGGGCAAACGCGTGTTCTACGACAGCTGGTGGTAGTATTAAAAGTAACGCGACGCAATCGCATCATCAGCCCAGTCATCGGTGGGCGTTTGGGCGGCTACTTGTTTAGCTGAGATGGCGGCGACACCAGCAAGCTGCGCAAAATTAGGCCAAGCTTGCGCCACGTGCCATAGACTGGCCGCGCCGATATTTACAGCTTGCGCAAAATCATCGCTAAGCAGCGTGTTGCGCGTAATAGTGTAAATATCGCCGCCCAGACGCGACTCGGCTTTGTTTTCCACTAGAGATAAAAAGTCGGCTACAAGCCCCGGCGCGTCATGCGACGCCCAGTCATATTGAAAAAACCGTATTTGTTTGAGCTTAATAGCCTGACATGTGTAGAGCAGCGATCTAGTTTTATCTAAGCTGTAATGCTGCCGATGATTAATTGGTGTAGGGGGCTTGTAAACCATTAAGTCTTGTGTGGCAGACCGCACTAAACGAATCGCCATAACCCGATCGAGATTGAAACCGGCCTGCACCATAACTGTTTCGCGAACAGCGCCGGCGCCTGTGTAGTCGTGCGCGACAAGATCGCATTTAAACTTGTTCGCCCAGTGCATGCATTCTTTAGCTTCTTGTAAGTGATCGCCACCAATTAAAAGCCGTTTACCCCAAAGAACGTCAACACTGCCGTTGTGATTAAACCCAAGAACAGCGAGCGCGGTAAAGCTAACACCAGCTTCACCGCCGCCACCCCAGTCAATCGCAAGCACTCTGTGTTTGTAGTTCGCGGTGTTTGCAAACGCCTCTGGCACCGGCTCTTTTTTGTTTTCCCAAGGAAGCAAGCACGCGTTTCTTAGTTCAGTTTCGCTGACTAGTTTCTGCCCCGTATCAACGCTCTCTCCCATAACCTCATTGTAGAACTGAGCTTGCGTCATGTTACCGAAGCCTTCGCGCTTCATTAATAACGTCGACCACTTTTCAGGATCTGCAAAATGTAAAGGAAGAATCATCTGCGGCACATGATAACCCGCAAACTGCCAACGCCGTTCAGGATAACGGTGTACCCATCTTCCATGTCTAGGGCTCACTGGCTTTTGACATTTAGCGCAAACAGTTGCCGGTTGTTTTTCGCTAATAGAATCTGAGTACGGCCCAATCATTGCGTCCAAGTCATACTCTAGAGACGGTATGTTCCACTTGCCGCACGAGTGACACGGAATAAACCACTCTGCTTGTGAAGAGCGTTTAAACAGGCCAAAAATTAGGTTGTCATACGTCTTTGGTGTCCCCGTGAAGTACATGGTCCCCCAACGACTATAAGACATAGTTTCTTGAATGATCGGTATGTGATCTGGGTCCATGTCTTGAACCTCATCGATGCACACGCGATCTGCCGACACACCACGAACACGATCAGAATCTAACAACGCAAAAGAAAACAACATCATCGAGTTGTTTTTAAACGAGCGTTGTAAAACAGAATTCTCCGTGCTTGTGCCAGACCATAAAGACTTAACAGGAGATTGGTCAATAAACGGCCGCACGTAGTTGTTAGAAAAACGGCGGATCTGTTCGTAAAGCGGCGTAATAAATAATGTTTTAAAAAACGGTATCGAGTTCGCGACGACTACTCCGTGCGCGGCTAGGCTGGTCGATTTTGAAACCTGCCGGCCTGTACACCAAACTTGATTCTTTGGCGTAAGACATCTAAATAAAGGAGAAAACGGGTAATGGTTGTTTAATGTGTAAGGTGTTCCATTTAAATTCAACACCATCGGCAAAAGCGGCTCTAATGATGGAAACGCAGATTGCTTTGCAAGCGCGCCTAGTACTCCTAGACGTGCTTGCAAGTCTTTCTTATCGTTAACGTCGATAGAAAGCAACTCTTCCAGCAAAGCGCGCACTCCAACATCTGGAATGTCAAGCTGTGCTGCGGTATTAACGGCATCTGACATAGAGGTGACCAATGGACGACTTTATCTCGGCAGAGTCGGAAGCGCAGGGCGAACTGCAGTGGCTTGAAGACGGCGTGCACTTACTTATTAACGTAACGTGCTTTTTTGTCGTCTTCGTTTTCACACAAGCAGTCGCACTTGTCAAATTGTTTTTCCAGCACAACAACGCTGAGAAATAATGCCGACAATGAGTATACTGAGCAGTATACCGTTTAAAAAGGAGTTAACCATGACTGTAATCGGAAAAAGCGCGAAGTCGTATATGGAAAGAAAATTGCCCGGCTTTCAGCCAACCTTTCGCGGTCCTAGGCCAAAAGTCAATTTAGGCGACAATCCTGTTCACGATCTCACACTAACCGCGCCGAAACCGTATCCCGAGTTTTTATACAACAGAAAGTACGTAACTGGGGGAAAAACGCAGCCGTGGCCTAGCGGTAATTGTGGAGACTGTCAAACACCATGAACGCAGAAGAAAAGCTTGTACAAACTTTTGCCGGTCTTGTTTTATTACTGGCAACAGTTGTAGTAGCTGACCTTGTAATTAATGGCAGTTTGAGTAGTGTCATCCCTGCTTGTATTATTTTTTACGTCGCGCTTGTTTTTGTAAACGGCGTGACAGCTGGAGCTCAAAAAAGGAGAAATAAAAGAAGATGACAGCCTTAGACTTGTTTTGTGTTGTCTTCGCTTCCGGCGCTGTGATTGATGTGTGGAACAACGGATCTATATTTAGCACAACACGGGCTATTGTGTACGCCAAACAAGACGTCACAGATCCAAACAGCTGTAAGGGAAAAGTTCTTGAGTTATTGACGTGTCCGTTCTGCCAAAGCTATCACGCGCCGATTTATTTGTTTTTATTGCTCGCGTTTGGCGCCGCTTTAGGCGGTATTTTTGCTGTTCTCTGCCAGGGGGTTGTGTACTCTTTGGCCGCCACTAGAATAGCTAATCTGATTGACGGCTTTCTTCCGTCAAGACTTCGTTACGCGCGCGCATTCCAATTTCCAGAAAGTGATACAGATGAGTGACGATCAAACTGCCTTAGAAAATAACCCTAACCCGCCGCAAGCCGCATCTAGAAAACCGTACAACGAACAATTTGCCGAAATGGCGGAATCGTTTTGTACACAAATTATCCGCGACGTACCTGAATTACACGGCCTCGCAATTGTCCCGATTTGGGAGTCGAAGCCAGAAAACACGACGTCCGGTTATTTACGATTAAAAAATCCAGATATGCCGTATTTAGGCAGCTTGCTTCGCCTACTTGGTTGTCTGTCGGCATTTAACGTTGAAGTCCACAGAGACCTAGTCAGTCAAATCCGAGTATTTGACGATTACGCCGGCCAGCTTGGAAATAAAATCCAGGAACTGACCGGACAACTACAAGAACTGAATAACCAAGCAACAACAAGTGACACGACAAATACACAACAAGATGCGCAAACATGATACGTCCGTCGCTCGCTTACACATTAACGGCAGTAAAAACACGACGCTAAATGATTTGCTGGCCGCGCAGTACAGCCATTTAGAAAAAGGCGAATTACGCGCGCTTCTAGAGACTAAACACGATCGAGTTTGGTCGGAAGAAGAATTACTGCAGTCTTTTACCGTGCATAACGAAAGCGACAACGTAGCAACTGTTACGCACAAAGCAACTAAACAACACGGCACGGTAGTCTATATTGACTCGCCGCGGCTGTATTTTGACTTTGAAGAAAAGTCCAATGACGAATAATAATAGACACGAGTACAACACGGGCGCCGTTCGCAGCGCCGATTGCGAAACCGCGCGATACGATTTTATCAGCCCAATTGGCTTACGTGCGCTGGCAAAAACGTACGCAGAAGGCGCCAACAGATTTGGGCCATTCAATTGGGAAAACGGCATGCCAGCCACAGATATGCTAAATCACGCGATTACGCACATCTACGAGTTCTTAGGCGGTGACCGAACAGAAGATCACTTAGGTCACGCTGCGTGGAACGTAATCGGCGCAATCCACTCACTAGAAAAATGGCCTGAGTTGAACGAACCTTGGCTGCGCAGCCCCGATTGCGACCCGCCTCCAATTGCTGCGCAACAAGAAAAAACAACAACCGCGAAAGATGCGTTAGACGCGCTAAAAACAAAGCAAAATCGCGCGTCGGACGAAAAATAAAAACAGCATTTGCTTTTTGTTTTTGTGTCGGTATCTTTCAATATAGGCCAACTTTTCTGGTTGGTTTTCACTAGAGGCAAAAATGAGCAGTCATAAAAATACTGGCGCACTCAAAGGTTTGATTCCGCCAGCAATGAGCATTTGGGGCAAGCCACTGGGCGCGCCAAAAAAAGAAGAAAAAACGAGTGAGGAACCGATGCCTTACGATGAAGACGATGTCATGGATGAGCAAGAAATTGATGTTGACGCAGAGTTGGCGAACGAAGACGCATCAGATGCCGATTTGTACGCAGTCGATGGAGAGATCGACGACGATGATGCGGATCTGGACGACGGCGAATACGCCGACGAAGAACCAGATTATGACAGCGAAATCGGCGACAATGTGCGTGCGTCAAGTGCGCCACCCGTCGTCGAAGTAGAAGAGTCGGTCGCTGTTGACGCGGGTGACTCAGAGTTCGAAGAAGTAGAAGCCGCCGTGGTTTCTCAAACTAAAAGAAAGAAAGGTCCATCCATGACAGCGACTGAAAAGAAAAAGTCAATCTCAGACTACATCCGCGACGAAATTGCGAGCCGGCAAGCTTCCGGCGACTCATTGCGCGGCAAAGATATTGTGGCCGCTTTAGCTGAGGAAGGCGTTATTGCCAACCCAGCACAGGTGAGCCAACTGTTGAAAAAGGCAGGCGTTAAAAGCAAGCCGCGGGCAACAAAAACAACACCTGCGCGTGTAGCACAGCCAGCTGGTGAAATTCAAAAAGCTGCTAAGAAACGACAAACGCGGATGCTGGCGAATAAAGCTAAGCCAGTTGCCGTGACTAGTGCTACCAGCAGCACAGGGAATACAGTTGATATGCTTAAATCCGCGCGTTGTTTTGTCGGCGTTTGCGGCTCGCACGAAAAGGCCACAGAAATCCTGGCGGCCTTCCCTGAACTAGCCGCAGCGTTTCAAGACTAATACACTCCCGAAACAGGCTCTTTGGCGCCGCCAAAGTCGCGCACCGTTTGCGTTATGCAGCGCAAGCGGTGTTTTTTTATGTCTACACCACTATGACTACTTCAACATGCGTAATTAGCGCGCAGTCCCCACGCACACAAATACTGCCAAAAGGCACTATTAAACGTGTGCATGTTGATCAGCACAAAATCCGCTCGAATAAAAAACATGGGGCGCGCGAAAACGTAATCACAATTCAATGGCGCGGCAAATCATATAAAGCCGCGCATGTTGAAATACTTGGAAAATCAAAAATTATTTACTCGCCCGATAAGGCTTTGAGTTGTGGCGCGCATGTGTGGGTTGAAACGCGCGCGCCGATATACGTTCGCTGGTCCAACTAACTACGAGAAAAAAAATGTCACATATTGTTCAAATTAAAACTGAAGTTCGAGATGAGCAGGCCATCGCAGCTGCGTGCGCGCGACTGGGTCTAGAGGCGCCGACGAAAGGCGAGTTTCAAGTTTACGCCGTTAAGCGCACTGGCTTGGGGTTTAATCTGCCTGGCTGGAATTACCCGGTAGTCTGTAACACAGAAACAGGCGAAGTCGACTTTGACAATTACGAAGGTAACTGGGGCGATCAAAAAGAACTTGATAAGTTTCTGCAGGCATACGCAGTTGAAAAAGCACTGTATGAAGCGCAGAAGAACGGGTATTCGGTGTACGAAGAAACCCTGGACGACGGGTCAATCAAACTAAACATCACTGTAGAGGGCTGAACACATGTCAAAAGTTATTCAAGTAGTCGTAAACCCGCAGGGTGAAACCAAGATTGAAACTATGGGCTTTTCTGGCAGCTCATGTCAAGACGCCACAAGAGAGCTGGAGCGCGCACTTGGCGCGTCAAAAGAAGAGACACTGACCGGCGAATACTACACCGAAGAGAACACGCAGACAGACGAACTGCACAATTAATTCATCCGTCGAATCATTCTTACGCCAAAAGGAAATAACCTATGTTGAAAAAAGAAATTTGTGAGCTTGTATGCGCCGGGTTTTCAGGCATTTGGATTGAGACCTCAGAGTCAAACAGCGCCGTAGCGGAACTCAAGGAGATGGCCACAGAAAGAAACTGGGGTTTTGATGTCTGGGACATCGACCAACAGTTGTTGAGCGGGAAGGTAGCCGCACCGGGGCCACTGCAAGCTGTGCGTTCTGTTGACGTTGTAGAGTCAATGGAAAACAGCGACGCTAATAAAATCTTAGTCCTTAAAAACTTTCATAAGTACCTGCCAAATCCCGAGGTGATGCAGGCGCTTATCAACCGACTAATCCACGGCAAAAGCCAAGGGCAGCATTTTATTGTTGTTGCACCAGCAGTAACGCTGCAACCAGAAATTGAAAAACTGTTTACAGTCGTCCATCACGAACTCCCAACCGCAGAACAGCTTCGACAAATCTGCACAAAAATGATGGCAGACAGCCCAGATTTTGAGCCGGCGTCGGAGCAGCAAATTCAAACGGTTGTTGACGCCGCGCGCGGTCTGACTCGGATGGAAGCCGAGAACGCGTTTGCGTTGTCTCTTGTTCGAAATAATGAGTTAACGGCAGAAACTATTTGGAGCATCAAGGCGCAAACGCTTGAAAAAAGCGGCCATATGTCTCTATATCGGGGCGACGCTGATTTCGACAACCTTGGCGGTCTTGAAAACTTGAAGCAGTTCTGTATTCGCGCCATGCGCCGACAGGGCGAAGACAACCCGGATCGCCGGCCTAAGGGCGTTCTGCTCTTGTCGCCTCCTGGCTGCGGCAAGTCTCAGTTCGCCAAAGCGCTGGGAAATGAAGTCGGCCGCCCGACAGTTATGCTCGACTTCGGTAGCTTGATGGGCAAGTTTGTCGGCGAGTCCGAGGGTAATATGCGCCGAGCCCTTAAACAGGTTGACGCAATGGCCCCGTGTGTCTTGTTTGTCGACGAGATCGAGAAAGGTTTGGCTGGTGTCGGTTCGTCTGGTGAAACGGACAGCGGCGTTTCTGCGCGTCTTTTCGGCACGCTGCTAACCTGGCTTAACGACCACACAAGTGACGTGTTCTTTATTGGCACGTGCAATGACGCGAGCAAGCTGCCAGCACCATTTGCTCGCGCCGAACGTTTCGACGGCGTTTTCTTTGTCGACTTGCCCGCAGAAGAACAGCGCGCGCAAATCTGGAATATCTATCTAAATCACTACGGATTAGATTCTGAACAAGAAAAACCGGAAGACGCCAACTGGACGGGCGCCGAGATCAAGGCGTGCTGCCGCCTTGCAGCATTGCTCGACGTCCCGCTCACAGAGGCGGCGCAAAATGTTGTGCCTATTGCGGTTACGTCTGCCGAGCAGATTGCACAGCTGCGAAGTTGGGCCACAAACCGCTGCCTGTCCGCAGACCGGGCTGGGCTTTACAGTCAAAGCAGAAAAAATAGGTCGTCGGTAAATGATAATGAATCGCGCAAGCTCGCGGCTATTTAAGAAGTAGTAGTTACAAATTTTGGCGTACGGCAAAGCTATGCAGCCTTGCACCGCTTGAAGGAAATTTATGAGCGAAAATATAGAACAAAACGAAGAACAGATCACGCCGCAAAGTACTGAAGAGGCGGCAGTTGACATGCGCGCCAATATGGGCGCTGTAAAACTTTCTTTTAGATGGGTTGGAACGCAAAAAAAGCTGTCTGACAATCAAATGCAACAAGCTGCTTCCAGCTTTAATGCAACAGCAGATTTAGTTACAGCGTCAAAAAGGCTGTTCGATACAAAGCGCGAAAGCTATCGCGCGTTAACAACGCTTAAAAGCCAGGCTACTAGTTATTGGCGCGCAATGACGCTTCCGTTTCCGCAAGATGGCCTGCGGCTGATCAAGCAAAACGAAGTCGATAAATTTGAAGAAAAGATGCGCGACTTTCAAGAGCGCTTGGCGCAAGCCGCGTCCAATTTGCAGTTAGAGTATGAAGAAATCAAACAAAACGCGCGCGAAAAATTGGGCGACTTGTATAACCCAAATGATTATCCCGCAAGCTTAGAAAATATGTTCGCCATAAGCTGGGAATATCCAAGCATTGACGCGCCTGATTACCTACTGCGGTACAACCCAAGCTTGTACAGACAAGAACAAAAACGCGTTCAAGAAAAATTTGAAACAGCCGTGCTCATGGCAGAAAACGCATTCGCCGAAAAGCTTGAAGAACTAGTCGACCATTTAATTGAGCGGCTTACTGACAGCACAGACGGCGGTGTAAAAGTATTTCGCAAATCAGCCGTCGAAAACTTTAAAGAGTTTTACGAGAATTTTCGGCATATGAACGTGAACTCAAATCAAGAGTTAGAGCGTTTGATCAAACGCGCCGCCGACATTACAGCCGGCGTTGACGTTAAAGCATTACGAGATCGAAGAGATTTACGACAGAACTTAACCACGCAAATGAGTAGCGTTAAGTCAGCGTTAAACCAACTTATAACGGACGCGCCCGCGCGCCGTGTTGTTCCAATGACCACCCCAGTTTAAAAGCATTAGCTAAAACTATGGACGAACAAAACAAAACAAGTAAAAATGACACGCAGACAGCCGCAGTAAAAGAGCTCAACCAGACAAAACCAAAAAAGAAAAGACGATCAAAACACGATTTTAAAGACGGGCTTGGTCGTGTATTTGCTAACCGCCACAAAAACGGCGGCGGTTGGGTGGCAGCCACGGCGCACGTTGACGACAGCGTTTATGTCGCAAGAAACGCGCAAGTATATGGCTGTGCGCGAGTTTACGACAAGGTGGATATACGCGGCCGCGCTCAAGTTTACGGCAGCGCCGTAATCCGAGACCACGTACGCTTGTCGGGCGACGTTGTTGTTAACGGCGCAGCCAAAATAAACGACGCTGCAGAACTACGCTGCAGCGCAAAAGTAAGCGGCAGCGCAATTATATCTGGCGTTTCGTACATCGGTTCTGGGTGCGTGATAACAGATAGCGCGCAGATTGTCGACTCAAGAATAACTGACAATGTTTTAGTTTGGGGCCGACCCTTAATCGTAAGCACGACTGTGGGTTTTATATTTGGCGGTAGTAGTTGGGTGCCACTTACTGAACAAAGAGAATCTAACCCTGAAAATAGAAGTAAAATACACGGAACAGCCAGCCTGCAAAAAGCAGTCGTTAAAGGCAAATGCGATATTTCCGGCAACGCAGTAATTAACGACGCATCGTTGTGTCTAGAAACGTGGCAACGTGAATCTCCGGGTCTTAAAGTCAGAGGGCAAGTTTCAATTACGAAATCACGTATATACGCGCCGTTAGCTATTACATCAGATTCTCTTATCGTCGATACAACCATCTCCGCTGTTTGGCCGTCCACTTCTTCAAACTGGGCGTCTTATTCTGATGAGGACAAGGACGCGTATCTGTTCAACGACCAAACATTAGTTAGGCAGCGCATTAATAGTTTTACCGACTTAAAAGAGCGCATCTGGGACAGAACAACTGATCAATTTGTCAAACGAGCGAATGACGGCGCGGTGCTGGGGCAATCAATACTCGAAAACAACGGCGCCCGAAGAATTCAACGTGCCGGCATTTAAAAAGGAGCCTGCAATGAAACTTTTTATTCGACCTGACGGCGCGGCACAGTGTCTGTACGGCGAAAAAATACAACTAAATGAACTTGGCGCGCTAGACATTCGGCGCGCTAGTCATGTCGAGCCAGACACAACAAAACCTGGTTTTTGGACAGTAGATTTAGCACCCGTAGGCGGTCCTTTTATTGCCGGCTTTCCTTCTCGCGCCGCCGCGTTGGCTGCTGAAGAAGACTGGCTTGATAAAAAAATGACGGCACAACACGTAGAGGCACACAATGAGTGAGACAAACTGGATCTACTGGGCGTTTGTAGACAGAAAAGGCGAAAACCCGTTAAAAGAAGCCGCTGTATTTGACTGCCGCATCTCTTTTCAGTACACGCCGACTACCGTTGTTACTACAAACACAGACACGACAAAACTGAATGCAGATGAAATTTCTGACATTATAAAGCTGACCCGTTTCGACTGCGAAAATGTAAACATAGCCGACGACGAACGTGAACTTACGCCGTACGAAAAAGAATTATTAAATCCGTGGGTGAAAGAAATTGTTGAGCAAGCAGAGAAACTTTCGTTTGAAATTAAATCAGCCGCGCTACAAACAATGCTGGTGAACTAAATGAACTATAAAAAAATAACAGACGATATTATCTCAAGAATAAGAACGCAGCATAATTTAATACACGAAATTCCGTCTTTTTTTGCGACGTATTTTCCTTTTATTGTTCCACATGATTTGGTTTTTTCTTACTGCGTGGAACACCAAGGCGAAAATCAATGCCTGACTGACTCGTCACTACGCATCGGTTATTTTTGCGTACGAGAAAAAAACACACTGCGCCGGAGTTGGCGGCGCTTTATAGAAAACGAAAAAGACGACATGCGCTGTAACATAAACAGTAATCTTAATACAGCAATAATTCCAGAGGGCATGCCTAAAGAACAGATTGAACACATTCTCACCGCGATAGAACTCAGGCTAACAGACACGATAACGGATTACGTTAATACAGACGAAAACGTAAAAAACGATTTGAAAAATGAAAACGCCGCCACCTCCACCGGCGAACTTACGATTAATTTTTTAAATGAAACAATCGAAGTGGCGCAGACCAACAAAATTGAAATAAACGCCGACAATTCTTTTGTGCGGCGTTTAGACGTCGTGCCGCCGCATAACTGGAAATTCGTGTCAAAAGAGAGAACTGATGTAGTGATAAGCGTGGTGACGCACTAACGAACGAGTATTTGTTTTAAAAATAAAGGAGGCCGCTATGGGCCGTTGTGTTTTTAATAGTCGTGAGGTTGCGCGTTGCATTCAGCACGCACTAAACGCAGAAAATTGGCGCGCGAGTTATACGCAAGAAAATTTAGGCCCCAGTATCTTTTTTGTAAAAGACAGGGGTATTTACATTATGTCTAACGGTCTTCCAGCAGATAACAACAACACTGAAAATGACCAAACGTTTGTAGCGTACGACGAAGATTGTTATCCAGACAACCCGAACTGTTGGGAGCTCTCGCGAGAAAAGGTTGGCGGCGATGATTTCGTAGAGGCAATTGAAGCAACAGAAGACTTTTTAGCTGCGTGTCATCAATTCGATAAAGTTGTCGTCAACGTTTTTCCGACAGAGTTTAATATTTGTTTTGAACACGACGAGGCAAGCAACACACATGACGCACAAAACGAAATTTCGAACACCCCTGGCTGACGCAAAAAATCCAAAGCCAGAAGAAAGCGTACTACAATGGTGTGAAAACCTTGTGGCCGCTGTTAAGCACAAAGGCAAGTGGGCCATTCCGCGATCAGCCGTGACTTTTATGATAGACAAGCCGGCAAAAACTTTATGGCTAACAGATGTGGCAAAAACTACGCCGACACGTATAGCGGCCTCTGACTTCTTTGCCACGGCGCATGTGTTTGCGCACATTGGTTGGCGCGTCAAATTTGGCGACATTGCGCCCGAACTCGCCGATGCCATCAAAGCAGAAGAGGCAAGTTTAGACACAGAAAATAATCTGGCGCGAGAAGCAAATAATGAAAGTAGCGCGTCGCCGCTTACGAAGATAAAGCCGTCGATCAACTGACTTGTCAAAAAAAAGAGAAGCGATTAGAGTGAGCAGTCCAGCAAAAATACGCCTTAAACGCATGAATTTGACATGGCTGTCGCAAAAAAATTCTTTACGCCAAGGACAGAAAAAGATTTCGCGGACCTATACCGCAAAATTGAATTATCGTGGTGGACAGATCAACCAACAGAGCAAATAGCCGCCGCGCTCAACATAAGCAATACGCGACTATACATACTAAGTCGCAATCTTGGACTGCCCCCGCGAACGCACGTAAAAAAACGGCTAAATTATCGCAAAGACGTAGCCGACCCCTCTCCCGACGAGATAAGTCGCCGGGCGGCAGAAATAAGAGCTACGTGGTCTGACGAAGAAAGAAATAACAGAAGCGTAGAAAAAACAAAACCGGTGACACTGCAAAACTTCGTGTACGACCAAACAAAACGAGATTTTTTACAGCTAAATTTGCCGGTCCTACCCGAAAGCGAGCAGACATGGCAACCGAAACAGGCTACGTCACAGACCTAGAATATATTCCAGGCTTCTACCCGCACATGGCGCCGGTAGAAATCAGCTATTGTGCAGCGCTTAACGGCGCAAAACACCCTGATCCGACAAAACCGTATTCGTATCTAGAGCTGGGGTGTGGGCTGGGGCGTGTGTTTATGACACTAGCGGCAGCCAACCCACAAAGCCGGTTTGTCGGCGTAGATTTTAACGCTACGCATATTGAACGCGCTGCCGCAGAAATAAAAACAAGCGGCTTACAAAACGCGACCGCTATTGCAGCGGACATTCGCGAGCTCCCAAACGATCTCGGGAAATTCGATTATATTGCCGTGCACGGTGTTTTAAGCTGGGTGCCAGAAGAAGTTCAGAAAGCAATTTTGCGCGCTGGGCAGGCGCTGTTAAAGCCAAACGGACTCTTGCTGGTTAGCTACAACATATTGCCGGGCTGGGCGCCACTAATGCCCATGCGCCAGCTCATGATCGAATACACAAAAGATACAAACACGGCGCCGCTAGATAAAATAGCAGACGCACTCAGTTATCTAGAGTACATAAAAAATGACGCGGGGTATTTTAAATACAACCCAGTCGCTGTTACGCATCTCAACTCACTTTGCACAGCAGATCCCCGCTACCTCGTTCACGAATACCTAAACGAGTGCTGGACGCCTTTCTACTTTTCCGACGTGCACGATCGTTTTAGAGCGCATGACATGCCGTTTGTCGGCGTCATGCCGCCGCCCAAAAACTATATCGACACTGTCGGCTCTGAAAAACTACGCGGACTGCTCGAAAGCGCAGAAAGCCGCAGAACAAGAGAAACACACAAAGATTATTTCGTCGGAGACTTATTTCGTTGGGATATTTATACAACAAAATCTAACGAACCGTGCTCTGAGTTGGCCGCAAGTGCACCGCTGCTAGAAAACGTGCGCTATAAAACCAAAAATAAAACCGCAGACATAATAAAAGTAAAAATAAATGACGTCGAAATTGTACTGGATAAACCAGAACAGCGCCGCGTGCTCGCTGCGTGCAAAAACAGCCAAACGCAAACAGAACTAGAAAAAGACAGTCCAGCAAAAAAAGAAACAATAGAAGCAATAGCTGCTTGCGTAAGTTTTGGCGCAATAAGAATGCAGGTAGAAAAAGAGGAAGAAAACACAGCGGCAGAAAGCCGCAACGCCAAATACGAGTTGTGCAACAAATTTAACGCGGTTGTATGTGAGCGCGACGCGTTTAATGGCCGGCAAACAGCGTTGGCTAGCACCGTAGAAGGCACCGGCATTCCAATTACAGATATAGAAGCTGGCTTTATCTGGCTGCTTACGACAAACGGCATCGACAAAATACTGGACAAAGCCGCTGACGAACTCGAAAAAACAAAGCGGGTGCTGCAAAAAAACGGGCAGCCG